CAGAGCAATACAATGCTCGCGCCAGGACCGCCGAGGGTGTTGCTTATAATACTGGCAGCAGCCGCCTGTCCGGCTCTGGAGACACCAGTGACTTTAACACTGCCAACAACTTGTTCATCGCGTACAGCACGCTGCGCGACATGGGCTACACTAAGAAGCAAGCCTGTGATCTCTTGGAGATTGAGTGTGATGAGGAGGAAAACACCGGCCCACAAGCCGTGGCTGGAGGTGACGACGCTGTCCTCGCGGACGTTGATACCGCGAAATTACAAACCGTCGTCGACCAGCTCGGCCATATAATCAAATTGGAGCCGATCCTGCCTCATAATCCGGTACCATTCCTGGGGAGGGTGTTCATCGACCCTTGGGTTGGGGGTGAGAGCATTGCTGACGTTCCGCGTCAGCTCAAGAAGCTCCACCTCAGTTCTGCCCCCCTGGACGTCCCTGACATGGAATGCCTCATTCGGAAAGCCGAGGGTTACATGGTCACGGACGCCAACACACCACTGCTGTCGCATTGGTCGCGAGCTGTCCTGCGGATTGGCGCCGGGACTCCTCGTTATGTTGGTAACAAAGACGCCGATTTGAAGCACGACCGATCGTGGTTCTCACGGGAATATACGGCTGAGGATGAGACCTTCCCTCAAAGACCATTAGACGATCCCCTAGTCATCGCGCTGGTGGCGTCGCAGTTAGGGTTGGAGACTTATGAACTCCAAGCACTGTGTGATCGTTACGATGCCGCCGTATCTTTGGATGATTTCCCTACTCAAGCGATTAATTACGAGCGACCTGTCAAGATCGCAGCTGTCATCGACGGAATTTTACTCGACAGCGACGCTAACGTTGAGGATGGAAAACCTGGACCTGGAGAGGACGACGCAGCTTCTACTAATGACGGCTCCGTATCATCAAGCCGTCATAGCGAACCGCAGAGCCTATCATCTGGCTCTTCAAGCGGTACCAATGGAGTGGACTCCAACGCAATTCAGCGACGGCGTCGTGATGGCAATAACAACGCCCGCGGCGCGTCATTGGAGAATCCGCCACATGGAGGGCAACGGAATGCTGCCCAACGGAGACCTGGAGCACGGGCGCTACGAGCGTGCCCAGTGCAGCCTATGCCGATTGGACACGGACCTCCGCGAGATTTACATCAGTCTCGCGGCGGCGATTCAGCTGATCGAGGACGCGGCCGGCGCAATGCCGACCGACCTTGATGACGACACAGACCTCCAATAAGAGCTGGTGCTCTTCCCCTTTCA